GCCGACAACTGCCCTGCGCGCCACGACCAGCACTGTCGGCGCGCCCGCGACGGTGAAGCTGCCGGGCGCTGCGGAGAGCACGTAGGTCGGGCCGCCCGGCGCCGGCGCAGCGGCGTGCACCAGAACGGCCGTCTGGCCGACGAGCGCGAAGGAGCCCGATGCAGCCAGCAGCCGGCGCGCGGCCACCAACGAGGCGGCGCCACCCGCGTAATCGAAACTGCCTGGGCCAGCGACCAAGCGGCGCGCCACCGAAAATGAAGCCGCCGCACCGCTCATCGAAACCGAACCAGATGCGGCCACCAGCTTGCGCCCTGCCTTGAGCGGCACGTCGGCAGCACCCAGCGTAATCACGCCAGCAGCAGCGGTGACCTTTCGACCAGCCCTCATTCCTGCAGGCGGCCCGGTCAGCGTGAAGGAGCCATTACCGCCGGCCAGCTTCCTCGACGTGCGCAGCCCCGCCGACGCGCCAGCCAGCCCGAAGGCGCCAGGCGCGGCCGTCATCGTGTATTTGTTCAGCGCCGCTATCGTGCGGAACAGTTCGTCGTCTTCCTCGTCGACGTCTTCTATTAGCTGGTAGGGGTTCCGCGCCAGCGCGGCATGTTCCCAGGGCTCAAGCACTCGGTTCCATGCGTAGGCGACTGGCACGGTGCCGCGCAGGTTGAAGCTGGTATTCCCCACCGATCCGCAAATGTTGAACACGACCGCCGATGCGGTCGACGCGGTGGTGTTGCCGGAAGCGACCAGGGCGCCGTCCACATACAGCGCCGTGCTCGCGCCCGCGTATGTCGCCCCAACGATGATCGGGCTGTCGACCGCGTAGGGCGCGGGACTGTTGATCTGGGTGAAGTTGCGCCAGTAGGTGCTGACCTTGCCTTCGAACAGCCGGATGCCGCGCGCGCCAGACGCGAAGGTGCTGGCCGGCCCGATCTCGACGACGATCTGTTCCTGCGTGGTGCTGTTCGAGTAGGCGACGGCGAACATCGAGCCGTTCGCAAGCGACGGCCCATTGACCGGGATCCGGGCCTGGCCCAGGCGCCCATCCGCCGCCATGCCCATCGGGGTCAGCGTGCGGCTGCGCGCGACCGTGTTGGTGATCTGCCGGCCCGTGACCGGGTCATACGCGGCCGAGCCGATGAAGATGCACAGCAGACCACGCGCGATCGGGTTTTTCCGATTGACGCGGACCATGCCGCGCGGCTGTGAGCGCTGCACCATTACAGCGCCGTCGTGGCCTGGATGCCCGCCTGCACCTTACAGGTGTTCGTGGTGTTGCCGTAGGCGAGCACGCGCAGGTACATGACGTCCTTGCTGATCTTGATGGCGGGCCCCTGCGTGACCGTTCCGGACAGCAGGTCCTGGCTCATCACCGGAATGCAGTAGTCGTACCAGTCGACGCCGTCCTGCGAGACCTGCGGCTGGATCGCGCAGCCGGCGCCCAGGGCGCCGTCGTTGGTGATGCGCCAGGTGATCTCGCCGCCATACGCGAGGCGCAAATCGACAGCGATGCTGGCGACAGGATCCGCCTTGGTCTTCGCGGTCGGCACGTTGGTGCCGGCTGCAAAGAGCTCCTGGTAGGCTTTCGAAGCGGGCATTATTTTTCCGATCCATCAGGGTTGAACATGGCCGCGTTGACCTGGTCGCGGGTGACCACGACCGGCTGCAGGGCCAGAGCCTTGAGCGCGGCGCTCTCCTCTTCGGTGAGGATCTCGAAGGTCGCCGCGTGGTCGATCATCTCCTGGGTAAATGGGTCTCCGATGTCGAGCCCGGCCTCCTGGCCCAGGAACGTGAGCGCCCACGAAACCGCCTTGCCGATCACCGAATGTTCCCGCGCGCCTTCCAGGGCGGCCAGGATTCCGATGCCGCCAGGGCACGCAGCCATGACAGCGCGCGCGGTGATGAAGCGCTTCTGCGGCGCCATCACGCCTTCGGCGTTGAGCGCGTCAGCCAGCTTGTCGAGGTCGCGCGCCGCGCGCAGCCCGGCCAGGTCGTCCCTTGCCAGAATACGGGTGCGAATGTCCATGATCAGGACAGGGTGAAGACGCCGGCAGCCTGGTCGAAGTCGATCAGGATGCTCTCGCCGTCGAGCAGCGTGATGCTGTCGCCGCGGTCGTAGACGCCGATCAGGTCCTTGCCGGCGGCGCTGTCGTTGTACAGGACGGCGTAGCGGAAGGGCCCGACCGGGCCGCCCGCCGCAGTAAGCGTCAGGTCCGCGCAGGTCAGCTTGTAGACACCGGCGGCCTGCGCCGATGCCGAGGTAGTCACGTTGCGCGACGAGCAGTTGGCATAGGAGACCTCGGCGATATCGGCCAGCACCGCGGCGCTCGCCGCATTGGGTGCCGCATTCGTCAGCGCGATCTTCAGCTGCGCGGTGCTCAGGTTGTGCTTGCCGTCAGCGACCGCTTTCGCGAACGCCTGGATTTTCTGGAATGCTGGCATCTGCGCCTCGTGTTCGGTTTTCGTTCAGCCGCTCGCAGATCAACGCGACCAGCTGTTCATCGGTGCGGCCGGCGACGTCCTCCGGAAAGAGGACAGCGCGGCCGCGTGTGGTTTCGACCGGGTAGCACCAGGCGCCCGGGTCGGCCGCCCACTCGCGCAACTCTGCGAGCAGCGCGGTGGTGGCCGGGCCGATCATTCGGCCGGCGTGCTGGCGTCGGCCTTACCGGCCTTCTTGGCCCAGCCTTCGTCGGTAGCGACCTTGATCAGGTCCGCGTCTTCGGTGTCGATGACCGCGCCCTTCTCGAACTGCTCGATCTCCACGCCGCGGTGCGCCCAGCTGAAGTCCTTGATTGCGGTGAGTTTCATGTGCTCTCCAAAGCAGAAAGCCCCGCAAACGGGGCCTCCTATGGGTGGTGGATTGATTACGCCGCAGCGATCTTCAGCAGCTTGATCGCCTGGGTGTTGCGCAGCTTGCCGCCCACGCGCTTGCGCACGTAGAACTTCACGAAGCCCGGGGTGGTGATCTCGTCGCGGGTGATGCGCATGCCCACGCGGTCGCAGATCAGGTAGCCTTCCTTGAAGTCGCCGAACGCCAGCGGGAACGAGTTCGCGGCAATGCCCGGCATGTCTTCGGCTTCGGTGATGCCGTAGTTCATGAAGGTCGCCGGCTGGCCTGCGGTCAGCGCAGGCTGCCACATGTAGTTGCCGTTGCCGTCCTTGTACTTACGCAGCGCGGCCAGCACCAGTTTGTTGGTCAGCCACTGCGCATTGTTGCGATAGCGCGCGCGCAACGCGTAGACCATGTCGTAGAACATGTCCGTGTTCGTTGGCATTGCCGCGGCCTGGCCGGAAGCGAAGTACTGCAGGGTGCCAAACGCACGGTTACTGTCACCGGTCGCAACCGGCGCTGGGCCGCCCAGGATGCCGGTCGGCTTCTTGACGCCGTTGCCGAGGATGAACGCAGCGCCTTCGCCGGCGGCCATGCTTTCCGACGCGGAGCTGGTCAGCCAGTCTTCCACGTTGAAGAACAGGTCATCGAGCGATTCTTCCGACGCCTGCGGCTTGGCCGATGCCATACCGAAGGTCGGCGTGACTTCCTGCAGTTCCGGCGTGTTCGTCTGATTGCGGGGATCGGTTTCGCCCACCCATTCGAAGCCTGCGCCGCCAACGTCGAACAGTTCTTTATAGTCGGTGGTGCCGACCTGGCGAACGGTTGCGATCTGGCGGATCGGCGAAATGTCGACCGACAAGCGCGCGATCGCGCTCTCGATGAACTCTGGCAGCGCGTAGCCGCCGGCGGCGCCGCTGGTGGTGGTAGCTTGTGCAGCCCGGGTCTCGCGACCGTCAGCCACACGCTTTGCTTCGAGCGCTTTGTAAGTCTGCTCGAGGCGGGACTTGCGTTCCGAATCCTGTGGTGCACGCACCCAGTCGAAGAACGCGTTGCGGTGCTCGACCGTCTCTTTCGAATCGTCGTTGCTGCGGCCGCTGCCGCTGAAGGCGCCCGGGCGGGCCAGCTTCGTCTCCATCTGCTCGAGGCGGGTCTTCTGCTCCGACATCGACGAGATGGCTTCGTCCATGCGCGCCAGCTTGGCGTCCAGGTCGGCGGTCGATTTGCCGGCCTTGATGGCCTCGATGCGCTGGTCGTTGGTCTGCTTGTATTCGGTGAAGGCCGTGTTGATCTTGTCGATCGCCTCGGCGACCGAGCGCAGGGTCGGCTCGTCGCGCTTTTCGTAGACGAGCGAGTCGGCTTTGGCCTGGAACGCAGCGAAGTGGGCTGCCATCATGACGGCCATCAGCGTGGCCACGTTGCGGGTTTTGTTCATGGGTTCTTTCAGGAAGTGAGGGATTGGAGCAGCCGGTCAGCTGCCTTCAGCGCCGCAGCAGCCTCATGAGCGTCCCGCTCATCCAGGGCGATGCGTTTGACCTCGGCAATCAGCGCCTTGGCCGCGTCGGCTGAGAAGCCTGCATCCCGCAGGGTCTGCTCAGCTTGACGAATGGTTTTGATGCTGGCGACGTCGGCTGCCTTGACGCCGGTGATGCGCGCCGCTTCGTTGGCTGGGAAGGTGACCAAGGACACCTCCCACAGCTCGACCTCGGTGAGCGTGCGCACGTCCGTATCCCGGTCATACGCCCACTGCTTCGCCACGAAGCCGATCGACAGGCCGTTGAGTGCACCCATCTTCAGGAGCGCGTACGCTTCGGCGCCCTTGGCGGTTTCGAGCGCCAGGCGGCCCTTGATGCGCAGGCCCTTGGCGTCCTCGACCATTTCGAGCCAGACGCCGATCGGCGCCGACGCATCGTGCTGCCACAGCATGGCCGGCATGGTGCCGGCGGCCTTGTGGGCCTTGAGCGATTCCGCATAGGCACCGGGGGCGATCACGTCGTCGTAGGCGTCGCGCACGCCGAACACCGAGCCGTAGCCCTCGATCGTGCCGTCTTCGCCGACGGCCTTCAGCTGCAGCACGTAGCTGCGCACCTCTCGCCCGCCCGTGCCGTGCTTGCGCTCCAGAGACGGCGCCGCCGGTTGCGACAGGATCGGCGGCGCCGGACGCTCCGGCGAACGCGGCAGCGCGGCCTGCAGGCTACGAGCCAGCGGGCGCAGTGGTGGTTTCTTCATCGTCGGTTCCTTGTTTGCCGCCGCTCGACATATTCATCGGCGTCAGCGGTTCGTCGAGGCCTGGAAGTGGGTCCATGCCTTCTCGCTCTCGAATTTCATTACGGGTGTAGACACCCAGCTCGATCATGGTGCGTGCCCACTGCGCTCGAGCAGCCATCGGCCCTTCGGTCAAATACCTGGTGTCGAACTCGGCGAAGAGCGGACCATCCCCGTCGAGCAGCATCTCGTCGGTGCGCTGAGTCCAGGCGGTGTGCCAGGGCGCCAGCGTATGTTTCACGTGCGCAGCAAAGAAGGCTTCCGAACTGGCGAACGTCGCCGACTTGTCGCTGTGGCCTACCATGATCGGGAAGACCGCGTAGCCGCGGCAGATCTCCTCGATCTGCAGCCGGCGGGTTTCGACGTGCTGCGCATCCACCCCGGTTTGTG